CTTTTCCTGGCTGTTTGATTATTTCACCAACGTAGGAGAGTTCCTCGACGACGTGTTCACAAGTTTACCTGCGAACACGATCTATCTCGTCGAGAACCGCATGCTGAGATGTCGCTGTACTCATTCTTTCGAATTTTCTGCTAAAGGTAACCCGAATGGTATAATTCCAATCGAATCCCCGATGCAGCATCGGCAGTTTGAGTTGATGCAGTTTCAGCGTACCCCTCTCGCCGCGCTACCGCACGCAACTCTGGTCGTAAAACACCAGGATTCTGTTGCACGTAATAGCGTATCTAAGTTGTTAAACTTGTTGTCAGTGCTTAAGCTCTGACGGAGGACTTACTATGTCTTTCAACCCAGCTTCGCCAATCACTGGCGCTGCAGTGCCGGGGTTCACTAACCCTACCTACACAATCGTGGTAGACACTGCCCCCAACATTAACGGTAAGCAATACGCCGTTACTGTTATGGGTGGCACGCAAGTCGGAGTCGATGCGAATTCGGTGTCAAAACCGTTTACGCTTACGTTTTTCCGGCCTGCGGTGTTGCGGGTTTTGCCCGCAGTAAACCCCGTTACCGGGGTAGTGAAAAACATTCCTGTGAATAGCTACAAGCTCATCACCCGCAAGGGTGCTGTGCCGGCAGTTAATCAAAGCATCCAAGTGGCCCGTATTACTACGGTCATTGAAGTGCCTGCAGGAACTGACACCTACGAACCGGAAGACATTAAAGCAATGATCAGCGCGCATTTTGGCGCTGGCTATGCTAATGCATCTGGTATCGCGGATACTGTCATCACTGGTGTCCTCTAAGACACCTTACTAACCACTGCTGTTAGGAGTTATTCTATGGCACCGCAGGATAAGCTGTTAAGCTTCTGCAACACATTGTCAGAGGAACTGAGAGATGCAAAGCAACGCACCCCAGAGCCCGAACGAGATTTCGCCCGGAACCGGTTTAATGACCGACTTCGCAAGCGTGCCCGTCTTGGTGCTCCTGGACTCACTGAAAAAGCTATCGCGGACTTCCGCGAAGTTAATCAGCGGGTTTTCAGTATCAACTTGGATCTGGATAGGGATATTGAGCACATTGCCCGAGTCTTCATCTCTGAAGCTTTCGAGCATTATAATGCGACTCATGACCCCGAACTAATCCAAGTGAGTTACGATTATCGGCACTTACTGCGATTTTGGCGATTCGGACCCGGGGCCTCTCACGAGGTTACCGGGACCCATACCGCTGAAAAACTGTCGCAGCCGATGAGCGTAACGCCCTCTTGTAAGTCAGCGGTTCTATGGCTACGTGATAATAACCCCTATCTAGCTGCGCATGATCTGCTCAGTTCAGAGGAGGGTATCCACGTAGTTGCTGGCTCACACCTGACAACGGTTCCGAAAAACGAAACCACCGAAAGAACCATTGCTATCGAACCGTCCGGGAATATGGCCCTCCAGCTTGCGCTGGGTGAGTACATCTCTGATGTTTTGAGACGCATTGGGCTGGACATTCGTGACCAGCAGCCGAAAAACAAGCTGCTAGCCATGCAAGGTAGCATCACTGACGGTCTTGTTACTATAGACCTGAAGAGTGCATCTGATATGTTCAGTATCAAATTGGTTAAACGTCTGCTACCCGACGGGGTGTACCGTGCGATGATGCATTTCAGATCGCCGCAAACGGTACTTCCTAATGGGGATGTAGAGGTGCTGCATATGATGTCGATTATGGGGAACGGCTTTACATTCCCTATGATGACGTTAATATTCGCAGCA